CACTTCGCGGCGCTACCGGCGCTGATGGCGCACCGGGCTAAGGAGGCCTGATCATGAATCAATTTGTAAACCTCGACAATGCGCAGTCGATTTTCTTTGCGCGTGAGCTGGAGGCCCGGAAAGCCCGAACCTATGACGTGGTGAAAGCCCCGCTCAAAGCGTTCGAGCTGTTCCCGACCGACAGCACTGCCGGAGCCGGTGCGGAAAGCATCGTCTATGAGCAGTATGACGAAACCGGCATTGCCAAGATCATCGCGAACTATGCCGATGACTTGCCGCGTGCCAGCGTCAAGGGCAAAGAGTTCACCGCCCGCGTGAAGTCGGTCGGCAACTCCTACGGCTACAGCCTGCAAGAGGTCCGCGCCGCTCAGATGGCCGGAAAGCCTCTGGTGCAACGTTCTGCGGATGCAGCGGCCCGCGCGCAGCGGGAGTTGTGGAACAAGATCGCGTTCTACGGTGATGCCTCCTACGGCATTCCGGGCTTTCTGACCAACACCAACATTCCGGACGCTTCGGCCCCGGCTGATGGTGCATCGTCCGGCACCGCCTTTTCCACCAAGACCCCTGATCAGATCATCCGTGATCTGAACAACCTGGCGAATACGGTTGTCACCAGCACCAACGGCGCAGAGCAGCCCGACACGCTGGTTCTGCCGGTGGCGCAGCATTCGCTGCTTGCCAGCACCCCGCGCAGCTCGACCAGCGACACCACCATTCTGGATTTCTTCTTGGCGAACAACCCGTTCATCAAGTCCGTGGAATGGGCGAACGAACTGACGGCTGCACAGATGGCTGCGAACGGCGTCACCCGCTTTGATGGCGATGTGTGCTTTGTCTACCGCCGCAGCCCGGACGTTCTGACGCTGGAGATGCCGCAGATGTTCGAGCAACTGCCGGTGCAGGAGCGCGGTCTGGAATACGTTGTTCCATGCCACAGCCGGATTGCGGGGGTATTAGTGTATTATCCCATGGCGATACGCTTCCTAGACTCGATTTGACGACTACATCTAAAAGCGATAAGGTTCCTTAACTGAAGCCTTATCGCAATGGATGCTGCCGTGAATGACTTCTACGTCTATGCCCACCTTCGGAATGATACCGGCGCCATTTTCTACGTTGGGAAAGGGCGAGGTAAGCGCGCCATTCAAAGGTGTGGCCGTAATAAACACTGGCAAAACATCGCGGGGGCTTCGGGCTTTCGCGCTGTTTATCTCTGGTCGAACGTGGATGAGATTTCCGCGTTGGCGTTGGAGATAAAAACCATCGCGAGTCTTCGGCAAGATGGCGCTGCCCTTACCAATGTGACTGACGGCGGCTGCGGCTTGTCGGGAATGAGATTTTCCGACGACCACAAGCGCAAGATCGGCCTTTCGCGGGTTGGACGCAAGAGGACGGATGATGAGAAGGCATCTATTGCCGCAGGAACCAAGCTTGCGATGACCCCAGATGTTTGCTTGAGAATTGCGCTCGCTGCGACAAGTCGTGTTCCCAGCGACGAGGCAAAGCGAAAAATCTCTGAGGCCATGATGGGAAGAAAATTCAGCGACGAAACCCGGCAAAAACTGCGCGATGCGATGACGCCGGAGAGGATAGAGGCCCTGCGAATTCGGCAGGCTGACCCCGATGTTCGAGCGAAGAAGTCCAAGGCTCACGCAGGCAAGAGGCTCAGTGAAGAAACTAAGCGGAAGATTTCGGACAATAACGCATCTCATCGTCCCGAGGTGAGGGCAAAGCAGAAAGCGGCGGCGCGGGTTAAACCAGTGGTCTGCTCAAACGGGATGCGGTTCAGGTCAATAGCAGATGCCATTGTGTGGCTGCGATCTCAGGGCTGGCCCACTGCCCGGCAAAGCAACGTATCAAGCTGTATCGCCGGAAGGCTCAAGACCGCCTACGGCTTCACATGGTCCTTCGCGGACCCGAAATAACCCCTGCATTGGAGAGTACGCTATGAAAATCAACTACACCCGCCCGAACACCTACAGCGTCGATGGCGTGACGCTGTATCCCGGCATCAATATCGTGCCGAATGATGTTGCCGCCAAGTTTCTGGAGCATCCCTCCGTCAAGAAGCGCATCCGGGATGGCCTGATCGAGGTGATGTCCGAAGCCGAGGCTCCCGAGCCTGATGATGTCTCCGGCATGGCCGACATCGCAGTCCTGCGCGATCTTGCCAAGGGCAACGCACGCAACCCCGCCGTCAAGGCCGCGCGTAAGCGTCTGGCCGAAATCGACGCCGCAGCTACGGCTGATGAGTGATGGCTGCCGTTGACCTGATCCCCGTCATTGCCCCGGAACTGGTGGGCCACGCCGCCCTTTCCGCAGCGATTACACTGGCGGGCACGCAGGTCGCGGCAAACCATTGCTACCGGGATGTCGTTATCGCCAATATGGCGGCTCACATCCTGACCATCGGCGCGCGTGGCGGGGCTGGTGGCGCCATCACATCTGAGGCCGAAGGCGCATTGTCGCGCAGCTATGGGGCCACCAAGACTGACGGTCTGGGGGCCACCTCCTACGGTCAGGAGGTCATGCGCCTGAACCAGCTATGCTACGGCCTGAGCGCAAGGACTGGCTGGGGTGGGTAGGAGCGATTTTCGCGACAGGGATCGCGGCTGGAAGCGCATCAAGCGGGAAACCAAGGCGTTGACGCGCAAGGCGGTCAAGGTCGGCATCCAGTCGGATGGTGGCGATGTTCTAAACCGCGCCTTTTTCAACGAGTTCGGGACAAGCACGATCCCGGCCCGCCCGTTTATCAGCACCGCATTCGACGAAAACCGGGATGACCTGCACAAGATGAAGGGGCGTCTTTGGGATGGCGTGATCCAAGGCAAGATCAATGCCGCCCGCGCGGCGGCGCTGCTTGGCGAACATCATCAAAATCAGGTGAAAGAAAAAATCACCAGCATCGACACTCCCCCGAATGCTGAAAGCACGATCCGGATGAAAGGGTCAAGCAACCCGCTGATCGACAGCGGCGATATGCGCAGCGCCGTCCGATACGAGGTCGAATGATGTCCAGCTTCCGGCGTCCTGTCACGATCAGCCGATACGGCGCGGGAAGCTACGTCAACGGCGTCTGGACGCAGCCCGCGCCATTCGGTGTGACAATCCGCGCCAGCGTCCAGCCCGCCACGGATCGCGACATGCAAAGGCTGCCCGAGGGTCGGCGGCAAACCGGCGCTGTGAAGCTGTTCACCAACGACACTTTGCTGATCGAGATCGGCACACAAAAGGCCGATCGGGTGACACTGCCAACCGGAACCTATGAGGTCGCGCAGGCCGATGCTTGGCAAAACGGCGTGATCAATCACAACGCCTATTTGTGCGTGAGGGTGGTCTGATGCAGGCGGTATATGGGCGGCTTGTAACGTGGCTTGCCACGCTGGTTCCGACTGGCTGCACGGTCATCATCGCGGATCAAAACGCACCGACGCCGCCCCGGCCATTCGTGACGGTGAAAATCGAAACCGTTCTCGACGTGGCCCGCGACTTTTCGGAAAACGTGCGGGATTTGACTGATCCCGGCACCGGGCCTTTCCCCTACGAGCTGCCGGAAGAAGAAGAAGACCCCGAGGACGAACCGCCGCCGCCCTACGTTCCCAGCTTCGTGCGCGACGTGGTGCGGTTCGTGCGGCTCACGGTCAACATTCAGGTCCATGGCCTTCCGGGGTCGATCTACAGCGCGGAAGCCGTCGCCCAAGGCATTCTTGACCACGCCTACAACTCAGACGCCGCCCTAGACACTCTGGGCCGGTCTCTGGCCTTTCAACTTGTCCTATCCGCTCCGCAGTCTGCCGGTGCGGTCATCGGCTCCGAAATGGAGCCACGTGTGGTCATGGCGCTGCAATTCAGCGCGACCCGCGATCTCGTCTACCAAATCGGCGGCATCTCGACCGTCATCATCACCGGCAGCGCAGGCGCGCAAAACATCGAAAGCGAGGCAACATGGCCGATGCCTGCGCCCTGAAATACTATGTTTATGCACACATTCGGAAAACGGACGACCTCGTTTTCTACGTTGGTAAGGGTTGCGGTAAAAGGGCGCTGTCAGTTTACCGGCGGAATAGATACTGGCGCGCGGTTGCCGAAAAACATGGCTTTCGCGCCGAGATTTTAGCCAGCGGCCTTTCAGAAGATGAAGCGTTCCAGAAGGAGCAGTCCGTAATTCGGAATATGATTGCGACCGGCGCGCGGCTAACGAACCTAAACGCTGGCGGCAAGGGCGGATGTAGTCCGGACGATGAAGTTCGCGCCCGGCTGTCCAGCGCATCAAGCGAGATGTGGCAGCGCGAAGATCACAGGCAGCGCACCGTCGAGTCCCACAGGGCGCGGTGGGAAGACGCTGGCTTTAGGGCAAATGCATCAGAATCTCTCCGGCAGGCTTGGAAGAACGGTGAGCGGCGCGAAAAGGCATCGGAGCGGATGAAGGAATGGTGGTCGGCCCCCGGCACTAAGGAAGTCATGTCTGCCCGGCACAAGGAAATTTGCGCGACTGATGAGGCGCGAGAGTCGATGCGAGCCGCTTCAATAAAATGTTGGGAAGATGAAGCCTACGTCTACAGGGTTATCAGCGCCAAAACGACGATTAAAAAGCGCGTGCGTTGCTCCAATGGGATGACC